TCCAAATCCAATGCAAACTTGGGCAGAGTTTTTGGATAATATGCTAACGTGGTACAATACAAGCGGCGAAATATTTGTTTATGGTTTTCAACCAACGGAAGGAATAAACAAGGGCAAAATTCAGGAAATGTATGTAATGCCTTCAAACTATGTCGAAATAGTAGCTGGCAACCTTTTTGAGCCTGTACGCGGTTATAAATTAATTATTGGCGATCAAAATATTGAAATTCCAGCTGATCAAGTTTTACATATTAAAACAACGAATCTTACTTGGGATTTGAACGGTGCGCAGCTTCGTGGTATGCCTCCACTATTAGCAGGATTAACAACCTTGCAGTCAAATAATGAAGCTACAGAGGCAAAGCAAAAGACTTTCCAGAATGGAGGCGCAAAAGGTATTATTTCGCCTAATATTACTAATCCAGAGTTTTGGCCGTCTCCAGAGCAAAGAGCTAAAATGGATGAGAGAATAGACGAGCGAATTAATGGAAATAAAAACATTAATAAAATTGTCGCTTCCTCTATTCCTTTGAAATACGATGCCATTGGATTGTCGCCTGTGGCAATGGATATTATTAATTCCCAAAATATGGACTTGCAAACGCTTTGCGGTCTTTGGGGTGTTAATCCTGTCCTATTTAGCTCAAATGCTACCTATGCGAACCTAGAGTACGCGCAAAAATCTTTAGTTACTGACGTTCTGATGCCTCAATTACAAATGATTGAGGAAAAGATGACTGAATTTATTGCTAGGTCATACGGAATGCAGTACGTCATTGACTTTGATATTTCTAGCTATTCAGAACTTCAGCCAGATGTAAAGGTCATTCTTGAAACGTACGGTAAATCACCGTACTTTACCGGTAACGAAGTAAGAAGCTTATTGAACTGGCACGCCAGCGAAGACCCAGCAATGGACATTCATTGGATACCGTCTGGCCTTGTACCTAGCGAAGAGGCTTTAGGCAATTTACCTGCGGACTTTGTAGATTTCCAAGCCTAAGAAATGAAAAAGTTAAATTACTCCAAATTAAGGCGGTCAGCACAAGCAGACCTTCGCAAATATGAGCGCATTGGAGTAAGAATATTTACGGAGGCTTTAAAACTGCAAGCCGTTCCAAATCCGTCTTATTTGCCAATGCAAAAGGCATATATTGATTTTTATACCGCTGTTTTTATTGATTCAGCTAAAAAAGAATTTAATCGCATAAGACAAGACAATAAAGAAAAGGCATTTGTGCCAGATGATTTTTTTTTAGCTACTTGGAAGGAATGGATTAAGGAATGGGTGCTTACAAATTTGGGAACTTTAATTTTTGACATTACAGAAACAACACGGCAAAAAGTTCAAATAATTTTAGCACAAGCGATTACAGATGGATTAAATCCTTTTCAAATAGAAGAGCTTTTATTGGCTTTGATCCCTGATATTAAAAGAGCTAGAGCTATAGCAAGGACAGAATCAACACGAGCTTACAATGTAGGTAAAAAGAAATCAGCGGAAGAATGGGCAAATCAAACAGGAGTAAACTTGTGGAAAATTTGGATTCACGGCGGAGCAAAAGAGCCAAGGTTTCAGCATATCCAAGCACAAAACAAACCAATCCCTGCAAATGCTTTTTTTCAGTTTACCAACAAAAATACTGAGCAAGTATTTATGGATAAACCTGGAGACATTAACGGAACGGCGGAGCAAACAGTAAATTGCTCTTGTGTTGTTGTTTATATTTCTGAGAGTTACGCTAGAAGAAACTTCCCTGATGCGTTCATTATCTAGGCTTTGTTTGGTAATTTTTTTTATTTGTATATTTGTCTAAACGAATAAGCTATGTCGAACCTTAATAGCGAAAAAGCTGAAAGCTATTCAGATTATCCAGAGGCAGTTAGAAACAACGCTAAAAAGGTTTTAAAGTATGTTGAGGAAAATGGCTGGGGGCCTTGCGGAACGCCAGTAGGTAAGCAAAGAGCTAATCAACTGGCAAATGGTGAGCCGATTAGCTTAGATACTATTAAAAGAATGTATTCGTATTTAAGCCGTCACGAAGTAGATTTGGAAACCTCCACGTCTTATTCTGACGGATGCGGTTTATTAATGTACGATGCTTGGGGCGGTAAAGCCGCTCTAACTTGGAGTAAAAGAAAGCTTACGGAATTAGGCGAAATAAAAGAAAACAATACGACAATGATATTAAAAGGACTTAATCAAGGTTTTGCAGATAGCGATATGAAGCAAGGAATTGTTTCCGGCTATTTTGCCGTTTTCGGTAACAAAGATTTGGACGGAGACGTAATCGAACCAGGAGCGTTTACCAAGACAATCCAAGAGCGCGGCCCAGCTGGAAAGCAGTTGATTAAATACCTTTTGGACCACGATAAAAATAAAGTTGTCGCAAAGATTACCAATCTTTACGAAGACCAAAAAGGTCTTAGATACGAGGCTAAGATTGGCAGCCACGCAGCTGGTCAGGACTTTCAGAAAATGATTGAATCTGAATTGATAAACCAGCATTCATTTGGTTTCCGTACAATTAAAGAAATGTACGACGATCAAGCTAAAGCCAATTTGATTAAGGAGGTAATGATGTACGAAGGTAGTGCGGTGCAATTCTTGGGAGCTAATCCAGAAACTACTTTTATCGACCTTAAAAGCGAAGCGGATGCGTTTGAGTACCTTACAAGACTAGAAAAGTTTGTAAAAACTTCAGATGCAACCGACGAAACACTTGAGAAATTAGAAAATCAGCTAAAATCACTTTTGGAAATGCTAAAGCCAGCCGAAGCTACTTTGGAAAATACGAAAGCCGTGGAGGTTGAAACGCTAACTATAAACGAACTAAAAAAAGAACTAGAAAAATGGAAAATCTAACTATCGATGCCGTTAAGGCTGTAATCGCAGAGGCTGGCGAAGCTTTGAAAGCAAAGGCTAGCAATGCAGAAGTAAAAGCTAATGAGGCTTTTGAAAAGGCTGAAGCTTTGTTGAAATCTTTCGACAATGTAGTAAGCAAAGAAGAGGCTGCAGAAATGCAAAAGCAACTTGACAAATTGGATATTGCTTTGCAAAAGAGTGCAGTTGAAAAAGAGGTAAGCGCTGAAGATTTTAAGAGCGCTTTCATTAAGGCTTATGCGCCTGTAAAAGCTGAAATCGAAAGACTTAAGAATGAGCCTAACGCTCGTTTGAAAGCTCCTTTGGTTTTTGAAATTAACGAGAAAGCAGTTGGAGCTATCACTTTGGCTTCTACTATTGCTAACGCTAACTCTAGCGGACAAGTAACTATTTCCGAGTTTACCGGAGTTGTTTCTCCAGTTAGACAAAGAATCCTTACTTACCTTGCTAACGTTTCTGTAGGTGCTATCGGAACTCAATACGCTGTATGGGTTGAAGAGTACGACCAAGAAGGAACTCCAGTAATGATCGGTGAAGGTGTTGAGAAAACTCAAATCGACGTTCAATACAAAGAGCAAAGAGCTAAAGTTGAGAAAATTGGTGTGCATATGAAGGTTTCTATGGAAATGCTTGAGGATGCTGCTTACTTGGCTTCTTATATCCAATCTAACGGAGTTAAGCGCGTTGAGACTGTAATCGAAAACCAGTTGTTTACTGGAAACGGTACTTCTCCACAGCTTGCAGGTTTGCTTTCTAAGTCAACTACTTTCACCGGTGCTTCTATGGCTGGCGGTGTTGAGTCTGCTACTAACTGGGATGTAATTCACGGAATCATCGCACAAGTTAACGCCGCTAATGGTGTTGCTAGCGCAGTATTCGTTGAGACTGGAGCTTATCACTTGATGCTTTCTGAGAAAGACGCTGACAAGCAGTATATACTTCCTGCTGGCGTTACTTTCGACGCTCAAGGTGGAGTTAATGCTTGGGGTGTAAGAATTATCCCAACTAACGCTTTGACTGGAACTGCTGCCGACTTCGTAGGTGGTGACCTTTCAGTAATCAACGTACGTTTGAGAAGCGGCTTGCAAGTAGCTATCGGAGAGTCTGGCGATGACTTCATCGACAACTTGAAAACTGTAAGAATCGAGCAGCGTTTGGT